ATTCATTGGCTGCAGAAAAATAAACCAGAAATGCCAAGTTCATACAAAGCCACCGCAGGTGAAACATTTAGCACAGTTATTAGGACTATTTATGATGATGCAATTAAAAAAGTCCGCTATGAAGCAATGAAAAGATCAACGAACTATTAAGACTTAAACAGAAAGTGTGATAACAATGACTGAAGACTTCTTAAAAAATGCAATTCAAAATGAGGCAATTTTAAAATTTAATAGCAAATGGAGTCAAGCTCCTGAAGATGAACATGCGAGAATGGCTTATCAAAAACTAAAGAACACTCCTGAATTTGATGAATTTACAAATGCCATGATCGAATGCTACAAAAAAGAAATTACTAGTAATGTCCTCCACAGTTTAGAGGGAGTGAGACGGCTAATTAGAGATGCAGGTGAAGAATAATGCCAGCATTTAACTGGAAAGATGCTCCTAAAGAAAACTACCGTTGGCTTGTTTATGGTGTTCCGGGTGTTGGTAAAACAACGCTTAGCAAGTACCTTACAGGCAAAACATATTTACTCAGTCTAGATGATAGTTTTCATCGAATCCCATTTTGGCAAGGAAAAAATGATATCTGGGTAATTGATCCACAGAAGCCCATTGAAGATCTAAACGCTTTTGTAGAGTCATTTGACCCAAGCAAATACGATAATTTGGTAATTGACAATCTAAGCAACTTGCAAAAATTGTTTTTCATCGAAAAAGCCAAAGAAACTAGGACTGGCTTAGATAATAAAATGTCTGACTACAACGAGTGGACTACTTATCTAACTAGATTCATTGCTTATGTCTTTAAATGGAATATCAATATCTTAGTTACCGCATGGGAAACACAAACTAAAATAACTGATCCTAAAGGGCAAGAGTTCATGCAATTCGGTCCAGATATCAGACCTAATCCCAGAGATTACTTACTTGGTAACTGTGATTTAGTTGGAAGAATGATTCAAAAGCCACAATCTGGAGAACGTGGAATTATCCTACAAGGTTCTATAGATACTTATGTTAAAAATCGTCTGGATGATAGAAGAGGATGCAAGGCACAAGACTTATTTAACTTCAAGAAAAGCAAAGATAACTAATGTATCAGTTATTTGATTATCAGCAAAAATTAGTCACTGGAGCCAGAAATGCACTCGCTCAGGGTAATAAAGGCGTACTTATTGTGAGCGCTCCTGGTAGTGGGAAATCTGTTGTAATCGCAGAAATAGCCCGTTTGACAGTTAAACGAGGCGGACACGTTCTATTCTTCGTACACCGTCAAGAGCTAGTCAAACAGATCAAGGATTCATTTATCAAACAGAATGTTGATTTAAGTCATTGCACAATTATGACAGTTGGCAAAGTAGCTAACAGATTAGAAACACTTCCCAAACCGAATTTAATCATCGTAGACGAGTCCCAACACTCACGCGCTATGACTTATTGCAAAATCTTTAATTATTATTCTGACGTGCCGAGATTAGGCTTTACTGGAAGTCCGTGGCGGCTGTCTGGTAAAGGCTTTAAAGACATTTATTCAGCAATGGTGCAAGGCCCAACTACCAAGTGGTTAATTGAGCATCATAAACTAGCACCTTTTACCGTTTACGGCTATCAGCTAGGAGATGCTGAACTATTAAAACGAGGCAGTACTGGTGATTATACCGGCAAATCGATGGACGAATTCAGCAAATCAATCATTCATGGAGACATTGTTAAGTCTTGGCTTAAATTTGCGAAAAATAGAAAAACAATTGTGTATTGCCACAGCGTCAATTTTAGCAAAGAAGTTGCTCAAGCTTTCAGAAACGCAGGAATCAATGCAGTTCATGCAGATGCTAAAACTCCCGAAAGTAAACGTGACAAGATAATGGCTGACTTTAAGAAAGGCAAAATCAAAATCTTATGCAATGTTGAATTATATGGTGAAGGTGTAGATGTGCCGGACTGTTCATGTGTGGTATTGCTCAGACCAACTGAAAGCTTAGTTATCTACTTACAGCAATCTATGAGATGCATGAGGTATCAACCTGATAAACACGCTGTAATTATTGATCAGGTTGGCAACTTTGAAAAATTTGGCTTACCTGATACTGACTATCACTGGTCACTTGAAGACCGTGCCAAACATCCACACAAGGATGAGGGAGTAACTGCAGATGGACCAGCAATTAAAACTTGTCCTGAATGTTTTGCAGTAATTGAAGCGGAAAATGTTACTTGCCCTTTATGTGGTCATGACTTTTCTGCAGAGATTCGCAGGATAAAGCAGAAAAAAGATCAGGAATTAAGTGCGATTAAAGCACAAGATTTTCATA